CCCAGGGGGCAGCCTGGCGGTGGGCGGGGTCGGCAAGGCCGCCCAGGGCCTGCTGACCGCCAACAACCAGGAAGCCCCCGTGGACAACGCGGTCACCCTGGACGTGGAAATCCAGGCCAACGGCGGGGTTCGGCCTGTCGTGACCCTGGCCGACCTGGCCGCCAGGACGACCACCGGCAACGGTAGCGCCGTGGACAGCGCCATCGCGGGCGGCACCACCTTCGGCCTGGAAGCCTTCCTGCAGGTCACCGCCGGGGCCGGGTCCGCCAGCCCCACCCTGGCCGTCAAGGTCCAGGGATCAGCGGACGGGTCCACCGGCTGGACCGACCTGGTCACCTTCAGCACCGTCGCCCTGGCGTCGGTGCCGACGGCACAGAAGGGTTCCTGGGCGCCAGGTGGCGCCGGGTCCACCCCCCGCTACCTGCGGGCCACCTGGACCATCACGGGCACAACCCCATCCTTCACCTTCGCGGTTGCCGCCTGGCGCCGCCTGGTGGCACCGTAAGCGGAGGACTGACCCATGGCATTCACCCACGGCAAGGACGCCGACTTCGAGTTCCAGGACAGCGGCAGCACCTACCGCCTGGTGTCCGCGTACATCAGCAGCGCCGGGCTGTCGCGGTCCTACGACACGGCGGAAACGACCAACCTGGCCAGCGCGGCCAAGGAGTACATCGCGGGCCTGGCCGACGGGACGGCGTCCCTGTCCGGGATGTTCGACAACACCTTCGCGGGCTACCTGGAAGGCATCCAGGGCCTGATCCGGGGGTGCTACTACTACCCCGAGGGAAAGACGACCGGCAAGCCCCGCAAGGCCTTCAACGCGATCCTGACGTCCATGAACAGCGAAGCCGCTGTTGACGGGGTGGTCAGCCTGGAAGTCGAGTTCCAGGTGACCGGCGCCGTCACCGACGGAACGGCCCCGTAGGCCGAACACGGAAACAGGCGCCTGGGGCTGCACAGAAGCCCCAGGACGCCCGGAGGGCACGATATGGCACCTGACCCCAGCCTGAACGGCTACCTGACCCCTGAAGCGATCCTGGCGGCTGCTGACGTCCAGGAAGTGGACGTGACCGTGCCCGAGTGGGGCGGGCGGGTCCGGGTCCGGGGCCTGACCATGAACGAACTGCTGGACGTGCGGAAGTCGTCCAGGAACGGCGAGGACGACCGCGGCGCCCTGCTGGCGACGTTGTCCACAGCGATGGTGGAACCACGGTTGACAACCGACCAGGCCGCGGCCCTGATGACCAAGTCGGGGGCCGCCTTCACCCGGGTCCTGGCCGCCATCAACGTCCTGAACGGGATGGACCTGGCCGGGCTGGGCAACACCCTGGCGGGGCTGCAGCCGGATGCCACGTTTCCTGGCGGCCCAGCGGCGGATGAAGCACCTGGTGCTGGACCCGGTGAGTCGGTGGGAACTGACCCTGGCCCGGGAACTGCGGATGACCAGGGCGCAAATGCGGCGCCAGGTGTCGGTTCGTGAGTGGGTAGACTGGATCGCGCTGTTCCGCCTGGAAGCCGAGGAAGCCAAGGCCGCCGAGGCGAAGGCCGGGAAGGGCAAGCGTAGGGCGAAGGGCCAGCAGCCGCGGACCCTAGAGTCCGCCAGGTCGGAGGGTTAGCGCGTGGCGATGTTCGGCGGGGGACTGGAAGCCTTCCGGCTGTACGGCACCGTCGGCGTAGACACCAAACCCGCCCAGCGGGGCCTGGACGACCTGTCCCAGCACACCCAGCGGTCCAGCAACATCATCACCAGCGCCATGGGCACCGCCCTGGGGTTCCTGGGCGGCCAGTACATGATGCAGGCCATCAACACCGGGGTGGGCGCCATCAAGGGCGCGGCGATTGACTACAACGCCGCCATGGAGCAGGCCACCATCGGGTTCACCACCCTGCTGGGCAGCGCCGAGAAGGCCGGGGCCTTCATCGAGGAACTGGAAGCCTTCGCCGCCCGGACCCCGTTTGAGTTCCGCGGGCTGCAGTCGGCGGCCAACCAAATGCTGGCCATGGGCTTCGCGTCCGAGGACATCCTGCCGACCCTGACCGCGGTGGGCGACGCGGTGGCCGCCCTGGGCCTGGGCACCGAAGGGGTCAACAGCGCCGTCCGCGCCCTGGGGCAAATGCGATCCGCCGGGCGGGTCACCGCCCAGGACATGATGCAGTTGACCAGCCTGGGCATCCCCGCCTGGCAAATGTTGGCCGACAGTATGGGGAAGACGGTGCCCGAGGTCCGGCGCCTGTCCGAGCAGGGGCTGATCCCCGCCCAGCAGGCGATTGACGCCATCACCACCGGGATCGAGTCCGGGAACATGGGCGGGATGATGGCCGCCCAGGCCCACACCTTCACCGGGGCGATGTCCACCATCAAGGACAGCCTGACGATGGCGACCGGCAAGGCCCTGAAGCCGTTCTTCGAAATGCTGTCCAACGTGGCCATCAAGTTCGCGGACTGGCTGCAGACGCCTGGCGCCACGGCGTTCTTCGACGGGATCGCCGGGGCCATCACCACGGCAGCCGACGCCCTGGGCGGGTTCTTCGGGATCATCAGCAACATCATCACCGTGTTCACGGGCAGCGATGCCCAGGGCATGGTGGACGCCTTCGGGGCGCTGCCCCAGCCCATCAAGGACGTCATCCGGTTCGTGAAGCCCCTGGTGGAACAGTTGGTGGAGTTCCTGGCCCCGGCCATCGAGGTCGTCATGGACAACCTGGACACCATCGCCGGGATCATCGCGTCGGTGCTGCTGCCGCCCCTGAAGATACTGGGACCCATATTCGAAGGCCTGTCGTCGGGGGCCACCGACGTGGGCGCGGCCATCGGCACCGCCTTCACCAGCGGCCTGGAACAGTTGGGCGCCTTCGCCATGGAAATCGTCCCGGTCCTGGCCGACCTGGCGGGGAAGATCGCGGACTGGGTGATTGACGCCCTGCCAGGGCTGCTGGCCAACCTGGCGTCCTTCCTGGAAACGGCCCTGGGCTGGTTCCTGGACAACCTGCCCGCCATCATCGGCCAGTTGGCCGAGTGGGGCGCGGCCCTGATCGGCTGGATCGCCCCCCGCATCCCGGAAATCATCGGCGCCCTGGTCGGATTCCTGGCCGAAATCGGCGGCTGGATACTGACCGAGGGGGTGCCCAAACTCATCAAGGCCGCAGCCGAACTGGGCGGCAGCCTCATCAAGGGCATCATGGACTTCGTGACCGGGGCGGACGGCGGCGGCGGGCTGCTGGGCCGCCTGGGCGACTTCATCCGCACCGTGCTGATCCCGGGCCTGGTGGCCCTGATCCCGAAGTTGGCCAAGGCCGGGGCGGACCTGGCCATCGGCCTGGGCAAGGCCTTCGCCAACGGCCTGGTGGGGCTGATCGAAGGCGCCGTGAACGCCATGATCGGGGGAATCAACAAGTTCCAAATCCACTTCGGCGGGCTGGACCTGGGACCCCTGGGCCGGATCGGGCGGGTGGACTGGTGGGGCTTCCAGTTGCCCCTGGTGCGGCTGCCCCGGTTCGAACAGGGCGCCTGGGAACTGCCACAGACGATGGCGGCGGTCCTGCACCGCGGCGAAATGGTCCTGCCCAGGGACGTGGCCGAGCGGATGCGGTCCATGCTGTCGGAGGGCCGCCGGTCCCTGGCCAGCCCGGTCACCATCCAGGTGTCCATCAACAACTTCTACGGGACCGAGGCCAACGTGGACGCCCTGTCCCGGGCGCTGGCCGAGCGGGCCAGGGCGGCCAGGTTCTAGGGGCCGACCATGGCCCTGACCGTCACCAGCACCGCCGCGGGGGACATCACCGCCCACGTCCTGGTGGACACCCTGCGGATCGTCCAGTTGGCGTCCAGGCGGACGGCTATCTGTGACTTCGTCTACAAGGGCACCACCACCCTGGTGCCCGAGGACGAAATCACCGTCAACGACGGGGCCACCCGGGTGTTCCGGGGGAAGATCAGGAACCGGAAGCGGGGCGACAGCGGGCCAGGGCCAGCCCGGGCCAAGCGCCAACTGATTACCTGCCAGGACGTCACCACCTACCTGGCGGACGACGTCATTGACGGCACCCTGGTCATCACCGCCGGGACGTCCGACCAGGCCGCGATTGACAGCATCGTGGCCTACAGCACCAAGGGCATCACCAGCCCCCACGCACAGAACCAGGTGGTGGTCGCCAGCCTGGGGGCCGACATTGACGTGTCGAACCTGAACCTGTACGACGCCATCGCCAGCGTCACCAAGGTGACAGGCGCCAAGTTCTACGTTGACGACGACCTGAAGGTCCACAACTACACCACCGAGTCGAACCCGGCCCCCTTCGCCCTGGTGGACAACGCGCCCAACGGGACCACCCGCATCGCCTTCGTCAACGCCGTCCTGCCGGACGAAACCTTCGAACTGGTCAACGCGGTGTGGATGGTCGGCGGGGACGGCACCACGCCCCGCTGGCGGCCCCCCACGGGGTCCTGGCCGACCGCCAGCCACACCACCTACGGGCGCCGGGAACGGTCGGTCATCCTGCCCGACGTCACCGACAACGACGAACTGGACGCCCGGGGTGACGCCCTGATCGCGGCCTACGCCAGCGCCCTGTCGCCGGTCGGGCTGACCATCTACACCCCCGGCATCCTGGCCGGGATGACCGCCACCCTGGAATACAGCCTGTGGTCCATCAACACGGGCTACCCGGTCACCGAGGTCATCACCACGGTGATGCCCGGCACCAAGGACAAGTTGCAGTACGACATCACCCTGGGCAGCCAGCCGTCCGACCTGGGCACCATGATCCAGGACGCCGCCAGCCAAACCGCCCTGGTGATGCAGGCGGTGGCCGACCTGCCGATGCCAGGGACCGACACGACGGCCCCTGCCGTCCCCAGCGGCCTGGTCCTGACCACGGGCGCCCAGCAGAACACCGACGGGTCGTCCGACCCCTGGCTGAACGCCGCCTGGAACGCGGTGGGCGACACCGACCTGGAAGCCTACGAACTGGAAGTGGACCGGGCCATCGCCGGGGACGTGACGTTCGCGGTGTCCGCGTCGGGGACCGGCGGCAGCCTGGCGCCGGGCACCTACCAGGTCCGCATCACCGGCCTGGGCCAGGTGGCAGGCGAGTCCCTGACCGAGGACGTCATCAGCCAGGCGGTCAGCAGCGGCCAGCGGCTGTTCGTGAACATCACCGCCAAGCCGGGCATCACGACCTACAAGGTCTACGCCAGCACCCACGCGGACCCCAAGTCGAACGGGCAGACGACGACCACCACCGGCAGCAACGTCGAAATCACCAGCGCCGGGGCCGGGGCGGTCGCCCCCACGGCCAGCACCGCCGTGTCCTTCCTGACCCCCAAGCCCTTCAGGACCAACCTGCTGCAGGTCCGCACCGAGGACGTCGCCGGGGGCGTCTACTACGCCGGGCGGGTCCGGGCGATTGACAAGTCGGGGAACCGATCCGACTTCAGCAGCGTGTCGGGCGTCACGGTCGCCCCGGACAGCACCGCCCCGGCCATCCCTGGCGGCCTGGACGCCACCCCGGGCTTCCGCATGGTCGGCGTCCGGTGGGCGCGGAACCTAGAGTCCGACCTGTCCCACTATGAACTGCGGTATGCCCCCGACACGACCACCGACTGGGTGACCGTCACCACCAGGGGCAACCTGGTCATCGTGGACGAACTGCTGCCGCCGACCCTGTACGACTTCCAGGTCCGGGCGGTGGACTGGTCGGGCAACGTCCGCACCAGCGCCGGGGACCCCACCGCCGTCCGGGCCGAGGACAACCCCGAGGCCGGGTGGGCCGACGTGGTCAGCGCCGCCCCGACCCTGGTGGGCGCCGCCGACGTGTCCTTCAACAGCGTCCTGACCAACATCCTGGCGACCAACGCCCTGGACGCCACGACCATCACCACCGGCACCCTGTCCATCGGCGGCAACCCGAACACCCCGGACTTCCTGTTGGTCTACAACGCCAGCGGCGACCTGATCGGGCGGTGGGACCAGTTCGGCCTGGTGGTCATTGACCCGACCAACAGCAGCCGGGCCATGCGGTTCCAGAACGGGGTGCTGCAGTTCACCGGGGCCTACGTCGGGACCAGCACCCCCGACAACGCCTGGACCACGGCCATCAGCGCCGACGGGATCATCGCGGACACCATCAAACTGGGCACCGCCCCAGGCGGCCACAACGCGGTGCCCAACGCCGGGTTCGAACTGGCCAACTTCACCACCCTGCTGGGCAAGGTGTGGACCCTGACCACCGACTGGGACGACGCCCTGTCACAGGTGTTCGTGGACGTGAGCGGGTCCAGCCTGACCCTGATTAGCGCGGCCTACTGATGGCCACCCTGGGCGATACCAGCGAACCCACCAGTAGCGCCGAGGCCTGGTCGGGGGCGACCTGGAACATGCACGGGCATGTCCTGACCCTACCGTCGGGCGGCCCCTGGAAGATCACCAAGGCGGCGGTGTGGGCGGCGGGCTACGGCAGCAACACGTCCGCGAAGGTCGTGGTGTGGTCCGGGTCGGGCGGGGCCACCGCCCTGGGCTACTCCCCGGCCTTCACCCTGACCGCCAGGACGTTCAGCGCCAGCGGGTCGGACCTGTACGACAAGGCGGTGTACGCGGACGGGGCCAGCACCGACGTCATCGTGGCCGGTGGCAGCGTCCTGATCGTCGGGTTCATGCGGGCCGACAGCGGCGGGGCGTTCTTCGGCAAGCGGTCCACAGGCAGCCACCGCGACAAGGACGGGGCGTCCAGCCCGGGGTCGCCGCCCACCGACATGGCCAGCAACACGACCGACAGCAGCGGAGCGATGGGGGCGTACATCACCTACGAACTGGCCAACAGCGTCCCGAACGCGCCGACCCTGACCAGCCCGGCCAGCGGGGCCACCATCACCGACACCACCCCCCAGTTGCAGTTCACCCACAACGACCCCGACAGCGATGCGGTCGTGTCCTACGACCTGCAGGTGGACACCGCCACCGGCAACGGTGTCGAGCCGGACTGGGCCAGCCTGGCCTTCGAATCGGTCAGCGCCACGACCGACGATGACGGGGCCATCGGCGGCGACACCAGCCTGAAGAAGTCCACCAGCGCCCTGACCCCAGGGTCGTGGTACGCCTGGCGGGCCAGGACCAACGACGGGACGGGGGACGGGGCCTGGTCGGTCACCCGGTGGTTCTTCCTGAACAGCCCCCCGACGGTCGGCACCAGGACCCCCGGGGCGTCGGGCTTCGCCTACATCCACAACCTGGCCGAAACGGCCCTGTGGACCGCGGTGAGTGCCGCCGCCAAGCCCCGGCTGCAGTTCGTCTACAACGACGCCGATGGCCACGCCAGCGCGTCCTACCGGGTCCGCATCTATAAGGCCCCCAGCGGTGGCGCCGCGGCCTTCGACAGCGGGGTCGTGGCCCAGGTCGTGTCCGCCGGGGCGACCATCACCGCCGACGTCAACTACGCGATGCCCAACGCCGACGGCCCCGAAACCTGCACCAACATCATCCAGAACGGGTCCAGCACCGACGCCAACAACTACGTCACCGCCAGCGTCACGATGAAGGCCGGACGCCTGTACCTGCTGTCGGTCGAGAACAGCAAGGGCAGCGCGTCGGCGGACGCCGTGTCCAGCGTCACCGGGGGCGGCGGGGTGCCGACCTTCACCAGCCGCGGCACGACCCTGTACAACACCAACCTGAACCGGGTGACGATCCTGTCGGCGGTCCCAACGACCGACTACACCGGGACCCTAACCATCAACTTCGGCGGGGTCACCCAAACCGGCGCGGTGTGGTCCCTGGACGAAATCCAGGGCGTGGACACCACGACGACCGATGGGGTCGTCCAGAACGCGGTGGGGACCGGCAACAGCGGCACCGCCCTGGCCACCCTGGCGGCCTTCGTGTCGAGCAGCAACCCGACCTTCGGGGCAGGGGGCCACGCCGCGGCCACCGCCAGCGCCCCAGGCACCGGGTTCACCGAGAAGGCCGACCAAACCCAGGCGACCCCAGCCCAGGCCCTGGCGACCGAGTACCGCACCGATTCCGACACCAGCGTGGACATGACCTTCACGTCGGCCCAATGGGGGATGGTCGCCCTGGAACTGCAGTCCAACGAACGGTGGTGGACCGTCGAGGTCGTGGACAGCGCGGGCGACACCAGCGGCGAGTCATCCCGCACCGCCTTCAAGGTCCGGTACGGCCAGGGCCGCTACGCCTTCAACCCGGGGTCCAGCAGCAACTGGGGCTTCAGCGCGGCAGCCGTCGCGGGTGGCACCCAGTCGGCCTTCCTGTTCCGGTCCAGCACCGACGGCAACGGGGGGTCGGCATCGGCCTGGTTCACGTCCATCAGCGCCGTCCCGATCCAGGCCTGGGTGGAAGTCATCGCCCGCCTGGCGACCTACACGGTGGGCACCAACCCGGCCCTGGCGGACATGACGTTCACCTACCTGGGCACCGCTACCACCCCCGACCGCTGGACGGCGACGCCGACCGCGGAGTGGGCGCTGGTCACCGACATCCGCCGGTTCGGGGCCAGGGCCATCAAATGCACGGTGGTGGCCGGGACCGCGGGCAACCGCTACATCGTGCCGTTCAGGAAGGTGGCGGGCGACGACATCCAGGTGTCGAAGAACACCAAGTACACGTTCAGCGCCTTCGTGAAAACGGAGGGCGCCCTGACCGGCGGCAACCTGCGCCTGGCGGTGTCGCGGACCGGGTCGGACACCGACTTCATCACCCCCGACGTGGCCAGCCCCATCGTCACCAACACCAGCGCCTTCCCTGACGGCTGGCAGCGGATCACCATGACGTTCACCACCGAGGCCATCGAAACCGTCCGGCCCATGCTGCTGTACACCCGGAACAGCGGGGTCAACGAAGCCTTCTACACCGACGCCTGGAAGATCGAGGAAGGCACCGTCGCCACCGCCTGGACGCCAGGGTTCATCGGCACCCCGGTGGTCCTGGACGCCAACGGCATCCAGGTGGACGGGTCGGCGGGTGGCATCCTGCGCCTGCGGGGCATCCTGGGCGGGGCCAGGGACACCGTCGAACTGGGCCAGAACGGGCTGCTGATCGGCGGCGACGTCGAAGTGTTCAGCGACCTGGCCAACGAACTGCGCCTGGGGGCGGGCGACAGCCTGTACGTCCCGTCCGAGGTCCGCCTGGGGTCCACCAAGGACGTGGCGTGGACCCGCGGGGCGGCCAACCGAATGGACCTGGCAGCGGGCGACACCCTGCGCCTGCAGACGGACGGCAACGGCCTGGACTTCGTGAACGGGCGTATCCGCGGGGCGGGCACGTCCTTCCCTGGCAGCCCAGCCACCGACGACCTGTACTACCGGACCGACCGGGACATGTGGTACGGCTACGACGGCACCCGGTGGCTGTCCCAGGAGTACCAGGTGCAAATGATGGCCACGGTGGCCTTCCCCATCGCGGCCACGTCCCTGGTGGGCCGCTGGACCCCGGCTGGCCTGGTCGGCGCCGGGGGAGCCGCGGACATCTGGCTGGTGTCCTTCGACATCACGTTCTTCGTCAACGCGGGCGGCACCGCCCTGGGCGCGTCACACAAGTGGGACGGCACCCTGGACAAGGTCCCCGACGGGTCAGGGACGCCCACGGTCATCAGCACCGCGTCATCCATCGCGTCCGGGGCCAGCGCCGTGTGGCGGCACACCGGCCCCCATGCCATCGGCGCCCTGCTGAACAACGGCACCACCCACGTCACCATCCAGTTCACCGAAACGAAGACGGGAACGCCGGGCGCCCTGCACGTCGGCCCGATCCTGACGTATAGGCTGGTCGGATGACGACCCTGACCATCCCCGCATCCACGGGCGACCCGGTGGACCGCATCCGCCAGGAGCGTCTAGCCCGAGTGCTGCACCTGCTGACCTGGCACGGCGTCCGCCCGCCGGACACGGTGAACGGTGGCGCCCCGGACATGGTGCTGACCTGGACCCCGGACCTGACGGTGGCCGACGCGGACACGGCCCGCCGGATCATCCGCATCACGGGCGCCCTGCGGATGACCCCCGACGAAATGGCGACCATCGAGCCGGACGTCGCCATCGGCAAGCAGTTCATCCAGGAGCCGACCCCAACCCAGCAGCAGACGGTCACCGCCCTGAAGTCGGCCTGGCGCGTCCTGGCCGCCATCCTGAAGGACTGAATGGGATGACCAGGCGCGGGGGCAACGGCTGGCGC